GCAGATTAACCGTTTCACATGACACCTCCCGTTTTCAGGTAATAAAAAAAGCGTACCTGTGGGAAAATCCCACTAAGTACGCCCTGGATTTTTTCCTCAGGCTGGTTTATTCGGTTAGGTCAGCATGATAGAGGCCTTGGCCGCCTCTATCTCCACCCGCTGCATCTTGCCGTCCTTGACATAGATTATACACGGAATGACACCATAATCAAGAGCGGTCACGCGCCGGTACCGCCGTAGTTCTTCAATAAGGCGCTTCTCATCGGGGGTCAGGTCGGTCATCATGCCTCCTTTACAATACTTGACAGTTTGTTCGGTGCTTCTCTTAACTTGGTAAGCCTATCGGATATATTTATCAACTCCTGGCCACATTGTTTCATCCGGTCAAGTTCATATTTTTCAAGCATAGGCCTCAAGGCTTCTATCTCATTGCGCACCCGCCTACTTTCCTGCCAATCGTTCTTTTCAGCGTTCCAGATAATCCCTAACCGTGCGAGTGTATCCGCAAATTGCTTAACATCAGATTCACGGCATGATAATTCCTGCTCTTTATTTTTCAGGTGTTTTTCAATATCCCGTATGTGACCTTTTACCAAGTAGTTAAGTTCTTTTTTATCCGCATTCGCTTTAATCCATTTGGCACGTTCTGTCAGTGAATCACCCTGATTTTCTTTTACATCGATTTTAGAACGCGCCATTAAAACATAAATGAGCAACCTGTTTAATTTTTCAATATCAGGATTAACACGCTCCGGCTTTTTCTTGATATGCAGTTTACCGGACGCACTAACCCATAGAAGCCCTACTCGTGATGGTAAATCTGTTGAACGTATCAGCCCGGCAGGGCAAACAAAGTAAAATATGTGGCATAAATCAAGATATCCTACCCATTTTTGGTCTTGCTCAAAATCCTGGCGGCTAACCTTGACCTCATACCCAATGGTTGTCAAAGGGGAATATGTTTTTAACAACACCCAAGCATCAAGTTTTAATAAGTCCCTTGCGCCCCATGTTTCACCGTTCTTACACTCTGACACGAAAGTATCATCTGAATGTCTGTCCCGCAGTAGTCCGATGATATCCGATGCTGTCATGCCGTTGAGATGTAGATTGCCTTTTTCTTTAACCAGACTTAACTGTGTCATAGCTCCGTAATCTCCATGCCGTACTTTTCCTTGAACAGACGGCGTTTTCTCCGGTATTCGCGCGTCCTGAATCCTTTGCTGTCCACCACCACCGTCACCAGCTTGCCGTCCCTTAGTTCGCAGTACACAGCATCGGCAACGTAGACCGTGCCGTCTATCAGGGGGAAGCGCACCTGGAAGCGCAGGCCGAATATAAGCCGCTGTTGTTCCGCTATCATCAATCCGCCCATGTCGGAAGCCTCTTTACCTGAAGCGAATACCAGCCCGTTAAGTTCGGCCCTGACGTTCCGGTACTTGCTGGCCGAGACCGCCGCTAACTCTTTATTACCGCCCTCCAGTAGTTGCGGATTGAGTTTTAATACTTCTTTGGAATAAGTCACTCTGCACCTCCTGCTAAAACAGCCTGCATAAGATATTTGCCTATGTACTCGGTATATGCGGGCGGGATGGCTTGGGTAAGTTCTTTATCAATCATCCAATCAATACCCATGGCGCGCGCCCTAATTTCACTCTCTCCGTGATAATTGATATGTCCATGAACTCCCACAACACACGCCATCTTATCCCGCCGTTTGTCTAAAGAACGGAATCGGGGTTTTTGCCAGTTACTAAAAGGCGTGTCCCAAACGGCAAAATTACACTCAAAATACCTGTCACGCTTTACGTCTAGACCAAACCATGAACCGGTTAGTTTTACAGGGTTAATAAGTACTGGTGTTTTTACGTTTTCAATAGTGTAAGGTTTTCTGGTAGGAACCAAACGCGCTCGAGTCTCAGGAATTAAGTTGGGATGATTATATTTTCCCGGCCTCAATGCTCGATTTTGCTTTGCTATTGTTGAAGCGTGTTGGCACGGCGGGCTGGCATGGTAAGCGTCAAAGCCATCGAGCGGATATGTGAGCGCGTCCGCCTGGTGAAACTCAAAAGGGTAATGAGGCTGGGGCTTAATATCTACCCCAATAACACGAAATCCAGATAAATAGTAGCCCATAGCAGCGCCACCACTGCCGGAGAAAAGGTCTAAGATTGTGGGGCGTTTTGCGTAATCATCGTTCCCTGTATCATCCCAGTCAAAGTAAGCTCGTAATGATGGTTTGCACAAAGAAGACGGAAGTCTGATACGTTTTCTTTGATGTATTTCAGGTGGCGTGGATGTCTGTAAGGTTTGCCCCTTGTCGTTGGAATGTAATCCACATGCAACCAATTCGGATTGCTCGCTCCGCATACTATACATTTGCCCCCCAGCATGCGGATTGCTTCAAGGCGTTCGTTGTGGTGCTTGTCTCTCCATGCACTAGGATTCTTGACCAATCTAGTTTTATTGTATTCACCCATAGAACCCGGATGATACAAGTGCCAGTTAAGGACTCTTTTTGTGTTAGCTTTCTTAGAACAAGCCTGAGAGCAATATTGCCTGTTAGCATCTGATGGGCTAAGAAGTGGGAAAAGTTTGTCGCACAACCGACAATGACGCTGTTTCTCTCCTGCCCATGTAGAATGATTGGCACAAGACACCGAACAGTATTTACGAGTCCGGCGTTGCGCTTTAAAATGTTTACCGCAGTGGATACAAATTGCCTCAACCATACTATTATTATACCACTAATATTATTTAGTGGCAAGTTTACCCCACAAAACAAGTCTAATAATCGATGTTTCACTACTCCACTCCTCCTGCTAAAACCAGTGTAACCGCCAGGAATGAGGTCATATCGTTCTCCCCACTGCTTTACGGGCTCTACGTTCTTTTAAAGCCGCTGTTTGCCCTGTTCTAGTTTTGACTATGTTCTCATACGTGCCGTAATTGATTAGCTTTTCCGGCTTGTCCATGTGCGCCTGCTGTGTCTTTGAGTAACCCTGCTGCATGACGGTGTAGTTGACCTTGCGATTACAATATCTACAGACTCCTATCTCGTCAAAGCCGTACCTCGGCCTACTGATTACCATGTAGTGCTGGCAGCCAGGATCGCCGGGGCTGATTACGCCGTTCATTTCACCGCCTCATCTTTGGCAGATAAACGTTTGTAACGGTCACAAACCGATGTAATGTAATCACCCGTTCCTACATCAAAACCGACATTTTCAGGGTCACGTAAGCAGATAAAGCACCCTTCATCGTCAAATTTCCCCCATTGACAGGTGTAACAGGTGCAGATATCCCGATGTCTTAAATTTACAGGTGGTTTTAATTTCAGGTAAGTATCCCTTGACATCACGTACATTTTGTGTTATACTCCTATTAGAGATTGAGATTGGGAGACTAAAATGAAAACCGCAAAATACACACTCAAAGACTTTAACGAGAAGTATCCTACCGATGATGCTTGTCTTGAGCGCATTTTCAATGGTCGCTATCCTGACGGTGTGTACTGCCAGAAATGCCAGAAGGTAACTGCTCACTACCGGATAAAGAGCAAGCCCGTTTATTCCTGCCAGTTCTGCGGTAATCAGATAAGCCCTCTGGCCGGAACGATATTCCACAAATCCCCAACCCCGCTCCGGTACTGGTTTCATGCCATGTTCCTGATGTCCAGCACCCGCTGCGGGATAAGCGCAAAACAGCTTCAGCGGGAAATCGGGGTTACTTACAAGACGGCATGGAGAATGTTCACCATGATTCGCAAGTTGATGGATGAAAAACACGGCAAGATGAACGGGCATATTGAAGTTGATGAGACATATATCGGTGGTAAACGGTCTGGTGAAAGCACAGGGCGTGGCAGTGGTGGTAAGACACCTGTTATCGGTCTGGCTCACAGAGATGAGGGGCAGGTTCTTACTTCGGTAGTCAAAGATGTTAAAACTCGCACCATCATGCCGATAATCTGGAATAACGTTCCCAGGGGCGCAGACAATACCATTCACACCGATGAGTTTTCCAGCTATAACACCGTTCAGAAACTCGGATACTCTCACGGCGTTGTCAATCACGGCAAAGGGGAATACGCCGTTGGTATCAACCATGTGAACACGGTTGAGGGCTTCTGGTCGCTCGTAAAGCGTGGTATCAATGGTGTCTATCATGCCGTATCCCCTAAATATCTCCAGACTTATCTGAACGAATATCAGTTTCGTTACAATCACCGGAAGTCGGCGACTCCGATGTTTGCTTTAATGATGAATCAGGTACAGGCAAAGGCTGGGAGGCTTTAGTGAGCAAGTCCTTGAATCTCTTTTCGGTTAATTCCTTTTTCCGTCCCATCGTGTTTACTCCTTTTTCTTCTAATTTTAACACGATTTTGTAGCTAAACTACTGGTTGAGAGGGGATACTTACCTATTTCTTTTGCCATTTCTTCAATGCTCATTTTTCTCTCCTTCATTTACGCTTTATTTACCTGTAATTTCAGGGTTGTTTCCCGTATCTCATCAGCGCTCATGCCGGCATGGTACGGCCAATCACAAAGCCCCTGTTTCGAGAACCCACACTCCGAGCAGCTCATCAGCCATTCAAATTCGTTGGGTTTTATCCCAAGAAATTCATCACCTATTTTAACCGCCACGGCTCCGTGAGGATTAACCCAAGCATCGTAAACACCCGGCTCTGCTTTTAACTGACTTAACCAAGGTAAATCAGCTTTGACTGTTTGAAGAATTCTTATTCTGCCTTCTTGTTTCATTTTGACACCTTCTTTTTTGGCCGGTAATCTTCGGCGGCATTAAGTACCATGCGGGACTTGACGGTATCGCTGAACCGGGAGAGGACCATCACCGGCAGCTCTGATATGTCCTTGTTGGTGGTCATAACGGTAATCATCCCCTCTGTGCGATAACGGGCTAACATGATGCGCTCAAGCTGTTTTTTCGACCAATCGGTGTAACTATCGGCTTGACCGACATCATCCATGAGCAGGAACGGCGCCGTGCAAACCCTCTGGATAATGGTTTCAAACGACTGGTCATCCGCCGCTTTACTCCGGTCAAATGAAGCCTTGAGCTTACCCATGAAATCGGGGAAGGTGTGAACGGGAGCGTAATATCCCCGGCCGTACAGGTGGATGGAGATTGCTTCCAGGATCATCGTCTTGCCGTTGCCATTCTCACCGTAAATCAGCAGGTGAGTCCACTCTGTTTCCAACGTGGTTAATAACTTGGCGAGTTTAACAGCCTCTCCTATGCCCTTTACCGGCTTGATAGCTTCGAACGTATTCCGCATACTTGATATACCAAGGGCCCAGCATACCCTTTCCGGTGCGATGCAATGCCTGCATGGAATCGTGCTTGACCAGTCTAGCTTGCCGGACGGCAGACGCGGGTGAACCGAACCGGCATCATTGCAATACTGGCACCGGATAGTAAAATCAGTCGGTTCTCCAGCACCGATATCGTCAGTCATTGTAGTTCGGGCTGGGCGTGTAAACTTTTCTGACTTTAGAATCTCTCCCAGTTTGTCCATTGTTCCCTCCGTTATTTTTATCCGTCCGGTTATCTCTCATAGCCCAGTTTCTTAAAGTTGCGTAATGGTCAGTATATTTTTTCTCATTGGCTTTACTTTGTTTCATGTAACCGGAAAGCTGTTCTATCAAATCATCTATTTTGGGTTTTCCAAAACGTTCATTAAGTTTTAATAATTCGTCATCACTTAAAAAAACATTGGTAAATTCCCCGTACTCTTTCTTTTGTATAATGTCTTTTGTAATGTCTTTATGTCTTTTGTGGTTACTTAAATCGGTGTCAGATTTGGCACCGATACCGGTGTCAGATTTTTCCAAACCGGTGTCAGATGGTGCTGAAATCGGTGTCAGATTACTTTTATCATCTGTTGCCTGAATCGGTGTCAGACTGTTACTTAAATCGGTGTCAGTTCTGACACTGATATCGGTAACAGTTTTGTTACTTAAATCGGTGTCAGATTGCGGCGTTGTGACCCAGGTTGAATAATCTTTTTGCACGCCGTATTCATTGACTACTCGTTCGCCTGCTTTGTTGGATATAATGATGTTTCTGGCAATTAAACGTTTTAAAGCCGGACCTACGTGACGGCGGTCTAATCCTGTCATTTGCTCTAGTACGGAATAACTAATACGGTCTGTCTTCTTGTTCCAGCCGTATGTCCGGCGAACAATAGCCCAAAACACCTTATGTTCAGCGGGGCTAAAATAAGTGATAACAATAGCCTCTAGAAGCTCATTTGCTATCTTTGTGTGCCCGTCCTCTATTTGTGGTCTGGCCATCTCTCGAATCTCCTAGTGTCAAGTATTGTCAGGCTAAAATGGTTCGCCGATTAAGAAACTGAAGCATAGTATCTGGATATATGATCCGTGGGTATTGGTTTCAAAGGCTAAAGGTAATGCCCACATGAACGGGGTAAAGTTGATTCTAAACTTACTCTTTTCCATCATTCTCTCCTTTACTCAGGATGGGGAAGGCTGGTTACCAAGCATTTCAATAACCATGCAAGGCTTTTTGTTTCATCCGCTGCCAGTCCTCTTATTGCGGTATAAGAGTTGACCGTTGCCCTTACCTTCCCCTATCCCTTGGGAGCTTATACAGTGATGGCATAAGCTCCTTTCTTTCTTATTTCCCCGGCTTCCATCAGCCCGAGCGTCAGAGAAAACACGTCATGACGCATTTTATCCGCTTCATCCATCAGCAGGACTGACGGCTTGTTCTCGAAAAGAGCATCAGAAAGCCCCCTGCCGGAAGTCCGTGAGCCGAATACCATCAATGCGCCCGGTACCGCCCGGCGTACAGCGTCCAGCAGGATACTCTTGCATGAAGCAGGCGGCCCTTCCAGCAGGAAGTGAGTCCGCTTGCGCGCCTCGATTGCATATGCCAGCGTTTCCTTGATATCGTCAAAGCCAACAACCAGCGACATGGCATCGATGATTTCAGCGGCAGGAACAGGTGGTTCGACTTCAACTTGGCCCGACGCAATGCTCCGTCCCTTTTCCGTCAGCCGGTATAGCGCCGGGCCGTATATGCCGGTCTGGATTTTGGATGACCGCGCCCGTTGCTCTATGAGTTCGGATGCTACCAGCCGGTTGATGTCCGAGCGGGAAGCCCCGACTGACGAGGCCTCCCAAGCCTGGGGGCCGTGCTTATCCTCAAAGCTCCGGGCGCGGGTTAGAATCTCCATATCTGTACTGGCCATTGGCTAACTCCTAATTCTTGAAAAGCGGCTGCGTTCTCGTTACCTGGCAACCGCGCACGTCACTGGTAAGCTCTGCCAATTGTTCCGGCGTAAGGTCTTTGGTATGCTCTTTGGAATATTTCTTGACCATGTGAGTCTTGACCTCATCGTTGGAGTAGCCCATTTCCTTCATGGCGGCGGCAAGTTTCTGGCCGGGTGTTAATTCCTTAGCGGCCGGTTTATCGGCGGGCTTTGTTGTTTCAGGCTCCAGAACTTTCCCCTTGCCATCGACAACAGCCTTTCCTTCGAATTGCGGCATGTCTTCAATATCCTGGGTGAACACCTGTGACAGTCTGCCGGCATGGAGAGCCGCATCAACCAGGGCGCGTTTCTCTGCCATCTTCATCAGGGTGTTGACGATGCTGTAAATATCATCGTTTTCAACCTGGCCGGTCTTCTGCTTTTCGATTTCCTCTGCGCCATCCGGCCACTTGTAACCACATCCGCCCTTTTTGGCAAAGCATATCCAGCCGCCGCCGTACTCGGCTTTGCCCTTGATGATGGCCTCCGCGCCGCACTCAGGGCATTTCTTCTTGGCATCACGCCATCGGTACTTACTTTCCATGCTATTGCAGGAGCCAAAGCCCTCGGAGATAACCGATCCGGAAGCTACGGAAATCAACGTGCATTTCACAACGTAGTGGAAAAACGGCTTCCCCCAATCTTCGACCTGGGTGGCCAGTTCATACTTGTCGGCCAGCCCCAGCAATTTGGTTATCTTCTCGGCACCGGGCTTGAGCAGGGATGGTTTATCAGTTCCGGGTATCACGCCGAAGTCCTGACCTTCGACCATGCAGGCGCGTACTGTCCGCTGGAAGTTGTTAATAGCTGCAATGTCTCGCTTGAAAGTTACCTCATCCGGTAATGCTAAAGCTGTTACTTGATTTTCCATGATTGCCTCTCCTCATTTTTCCTTTATTTATTTCACTCTCGTTGCGATTATTGGCTGGTTGAATATTCTGACTCCGGGGATTTGCCGCGCGCCCTTCGTGGACTTGGCGAAGGCGTTAAGCGCCGCCGTGTTCGCCAATTTGTAATCATCCGGCAGGGCGGCAAAATCGGTAATCTCGAAAGTCCAGTTATCGCGCATGCCTGAACTGCCCATGTCGGTAGACACACGGCGCGGGGCTTCCGCTATAACCTCCACCATCTTCACCGGCTCGGATATTTCCCCCTCATTCAGGGCGGCTTCTTTCTGCGCAGCCTCCATCCGTAGCCGGTTGACCGCCTCCTGCTCACGCCGGATGCGCTCCTGCTCGGCGTTGAAGTCCAACATCTTTTGCTTGGTGATACGCTCGGCTTCAAGCACCGGCTGCATGAGCTGTTTATAGTTGTCATTGATGGCCTTAACCTGGACATTAAGAGGCTGGACGTATTGCTTCCGCCGGTCTTCCATGACCTTTTTCAGCCGGGCAATGATCGTCAAGTCGTCGTTAGCTGATTTCAAGTCACCAAGCCCCTTGATAACCCTGGACTCGGCATATTCCTGAAGGCCAATCCCCTGCCGGTGCCACTCTATGACCTCGATGTCGGTGCCGGGGGTTGGGTCGGGCTCACGCATTGCCGCTTGGAAAGTAGGTGAACCAAACTCACTGAGGTTCTCTGCCCTCGCCGGAATAGTTTTAACCTTGTCCCTGAAAGCGGCTATCTCGGACTCCGGCACATTGATGGCGCTCACCTTGGCCTTGGCGAAAGTATCCCGTACCGGCACGGTGATGATATCGCCCACCTGGAGCGATTCCTCAGAAAAGTACGTATATTCACGGGCGCGTAACTCGCCGGTGGTTTCAGAAAAGTATCGAACCTTGACGATGTTAGACATTAGCTCACCTCCTCGCCTATTTTGGTTAACCACGCCTCGCAAGTCTTGTGAATGACCGGGATGGTTGCGCCCATCTGGGAAAACCGCGCTACCAGCTCGTCCCTGTGGTAGAGGAAAACGCAGTGGTCGCCTTCCTCTACCAGCCGGAATCCCTTGGCCTGATACGGGCCCAAGGCCGCGTTTAGAATACTCTGCAAATTTGTATAATTAGGCATTGTCAACGCCTCCGTCGGTTAATTCCAAATCCTTAGCCACGTGGCTTTTCAACGCTATGGGCATCAATGCTTTCTTGGCCGCCTGAAATTCAGGGTCGTCACATTCGCAGGTACAAAAATGGGCGGCAAGCTGGCGGGTAATCTTGATATCGATTTTCACCTTTTTAGTGCCGCACCATAATGGCCATTGAGTAATCGAGAGGTTTGCCCATGAGAGGTCTGCCCCTGAGAGGTTTGCCCTTGAGATGTTTGCCCGTGAGAGGT